GAGGGCAGGCACACCACCATTGTTCATAAGTGTGGCGTCGGATTACGTTTCTGGACCGGCTGTTTCCAAGACAAGACCGTCGCCGAGTTCCGCGCTGCCATAGCCGAAACCCACGGCGATAACCAACACGCCAAGGCGTATCTGTGGATGCTTGATGCTGTCGAGCGTCACCCCGAAGTATTGAAGCGGGAGGCTGGCGATGACTGATATCAAGCAGGAATGGATTGGCAGTGCCGAAACAGCAATCGTGGCGTACATGGAGAAAACCTATCACGCCCGACAAAATCCAACTAACTCAAGCATTGCGAAGGCCGCTGTCAGAGCCGTCGCCCCGCTGATCCGCGCCGATGCGCTGCGGGAAGCGGCGGCTCAAGCCTCGCGCGAAAAAGTGCTTGTAACGTCGGCGGAAGCGATGGCAGGGAAATGCGAAGAAATGATCGAGTTGGAAATGAACATCGCCACCATGGCCTCTAGTTTGGTATCTGGATTGATTTCTGATGACATCCTCGCCCTAATCGACGCGCCCAAGATGCCGTGACTTGTTTGCGTTTTCCGCAAAGAAGTCCGTTGTCGCTCACGAAAGGAGGACGCAGCATGAATAGCTGGATTATTATTAACGCCGAAACCGGCGAAGCCTTGATGGAGACCTGGGACAGCACGTTAATTTCTAAGCTGCCGATTGAGTTTCAAGCCGTCCCAGCGCGCAAATATCTGGAAGACCTTAACGCTAAAATCAAACGGGAGAACCAAGAGTGATTAACCTTCAAAACACCGGCCAAGCCACGGCAGACGCGATTAAGCTGCTAGTCTATGGGGCCGCAGGAGTAGGCAAAACAAGCCTGATTCCAACCATGCCAGCGCCGGTTATATTAAGCGCAGAGGCTGGGTTGTTGAGCATTGCTAACGCTGATCTGCCCTTCCTTGCAATTAAGTCGATGGACGATCTGCGCGAGGCATATACATGGCTCACAACAAGCGACGATGCAAAGGGATTTAAATCTATTGCCTTGGACAGCATCAGTGAGATCGCTGAAGTCTGTTTAGACGCTGAGAAGAAATCAGCCAAAGACCCGCGCCAAGCCTATGGTGAGATGGCAACCACGATGGCCCAGGTCATTCGGTTGTTCCGAGACATTCCTAACCGGCATGTCCTGTTCACTGCAAAGCTGGACAAGAGCCAAGATGAGACGGGTCGGATGTTATATGCGCCGAGTATGCCAGGGAATAAGACAGGGCAGGCGTTGCCGTATTATTTCGACATTGTGGCCGCACTCCGCGTTGAGAAAGACGCCGAAGGCAATCCGCAACGCGCGCTGATGTGCGACACGGACGGTCTCTGGCAAGCCAAGGATCGCTCCGGGAAACTTGACGCTTGGGAAGCGCCGGACATCGGTGAAATTATTGCCAAGATCGGAGGCACAAAATGAACCTCGATTTAGACACCGCCGCTGCTGAATGGATTGAGGCCAAGGCGGCAGAGCGTAAAGCCGTTGAGCGGCGCAGGCTGCTGGAAGACCACATCGCAAGCCTGCTCGGCGTCCCAGAGAGCCTTGAAGGGACAGAGACGACAGTCACCGACGGTGGCCATAAGATCAAACTCGTTGGTCGCATGAGCCGCAAGGTTGACCGGCGCACGGCAGAAGACATCGCTGAACAATATGGTCTTGAGGCTCAGTTAGACCAACTGTTTCGCTGGAAGCCTGAGATCAATGCTTCCGGTTGGAAAGCGGCCCCAGACAATGTGACTAAACCCTTCCTGAAATCAATCACCACGACGCCATCCCGCGTCAGCTTTACCATAGAAAAGGAATAGAACCATGGTAGCACTACAGAAAGCATTCCGCGCCGCAGAGGTTGCCCAGCGGCCGTTAGACGAGCCACGGACCTGGGAGCCGTTGCCTGACGGCTGGTACGAGGCCATGATCGTCAATGCCGACGTGAAAGATACGAAGGCGGGCACCGGGCAGTATATCGCCATCCGGTTCGACATTACCGGCCCGACCCATGAAGGCCGGGTGGTGTTCACCAACATCAACATTTCCAACCCTAATCCCAAAGCGGTCGAGATCGGGCATCAGCAGCTCGGCAAGATCACAGAGATCGTTGGTATCGCTGAACTGGCGGACACCGACCAACTCATCGGGTCAACGCTGGGGATAAAACTAGCAACCCAGAGATCAGAACAATATGGCGATCGGAATGAGGTCAAGGGATACCGGGCAAGCGGGTCGAAGCCAGCGATGGTGAAGGCAGGCGCTGCCGTCCCACCCTGGGCCGCTAAACCGGCAGAGGGTTTAGACGACGATATTCCGTTCTAAATAATCTGCCCAGAATTTGCCCGGAATTTGCCCAAGCATTTTCCGGGCAATTTATATGCTCAGGGAGAGAGCCATGACTAAAATACCAAAGCGGATTGATCTTGTCGCGGAGGCCATAGACAAGCACCACAAAGACATCCAGGACGCACCGCGCCCGCATATGGGAGCCTCTGGGCTGGGTCATCATTGCGATCGCTGGATCTGGTTGTCCTTCCGCTGGGCGGTGCGTGAGGAGTTCCCAGGCCGGATTAAACGGCTGTTCCGGCGCGGTCATAATGAGGAGGCGACGATACAGGCTGATCTGGAAGCGATCCGGATCAAGTTTCAAGACACCGGGACGGACCAACAGTTTGTTGACCTGGGCGGACACCTGGGCGGATCGACAGATGGGATAGCAGTCAGCGGGATTCCCGGCGGTGGGATGCAGAAGCACGTTGTGGAATACAAAACCCACGCGCTGAAATCGTTTAATGATCTTGATGCCAAGGGCGTCGAGAAATCTAAGCCAGCCCACTATGCCCAGATGCAGCTTTATATGCACGGGCTGGGCATCAAGCGGGCGCTCTATGTGGCCGTCTGTAAGAATGATGACAGATTATACACTGAGCGGATCAAGTATGACCCTGACACGGCTCAGAGCCTCCTAGACCGTGGCCAGAGGCTATCAACTGCCGAGCGTATGCCAGACCCTATCTCGACCGATGAGTCTTGGTATCAATGCAAGCTGTGCCCGGCGCACGATTTCTGTCACGGATCAAAGCTGACCAAGCAAGTTAACTGCCGCACTTGCGCCCGATCCACACCGATGCCGGACGGCAAGTGGACCTGCGCGCGGTGGGATGCAGACGATGTAGCACCAGAGCATCAGGCGACCGGCTGCGAGGCCCATGTGCTTCACCCTGACCTTGTGCCATGGCCCATCAAAGACTCAAATCACCCCGATGAGGCTGTGTACGAGATCAATGGAGCCGATGTCCGCAATGGCGAACCAGACGCCTTCACATTTAGTTCAGCCGAACTGATAGCGTCCAACGGCGATGTGGTCCATGATATCGTGATTGAAGCCAGGAAAGCGTTTCCAGGCAGCAGGATTACGGGAGTGATTGAGACCGATGAGGACAGAGCATCAGGAGCAGGTTGATTTCGTAAAATGGTTCCGGGTTGCCTATCCCGATGTGCTGATTTTTGCGATCCCGAATGGTGGCTATCGCTCCCGCGTCACAGCCAGCCGGTTGAAAGCCGAAGGCGTCGTGAAGGGCATTCCAGACCTATATATCCCAGCTTGGAACCTGTGGGTCGAGATGAAACGGACCAAGGGTGGCTCGGTCTCCGCAGACCAGAAGTCGATGATGGAATACTTGACCAAATACTGCCGACATCAGACCATCGTGGCGAAGGGTTCTGACCACGCGAAAGAACAGATCGACCACTTTGTGCAGCGGTTAGAAAAGTGGTAAAGGTCACGCTAAGAGCGTGTTTCATCCTTTCCACGCTCCGGTCGCGCCAGCCTGGGTAGGAATCTCCCGCCGCCCCAGGCTGGCCGCTGATCTGACCCCCTGAAATTATTTTGACGGCACATCCATTTTTATATGGACAGCATAACAGTTAATCTATATCAACATAGGTGTTAGAAACCTGCTTCGGGAGAAAGCAAAATGAACATCAGCATTCACGATGTCACCGACATCACCATCGAAAATGTCGGAAAGGCCAAGAACGGCACCACTTGGAGGTCCATCAAGATCAAGGGGAGGGGCGGCATCCATGAAGTCACCTTGTTCGCCGCTATGGATGATCCCGAAAACCTTGAAATCACACTGGGAGAGCAACAATGAGCCAGTGTCCTGAATGCCTCGGCGAAGGCCGGGTCGTGACTGAGACCGGCGTGGCTGACTGGAGTCACGGTGGATACATCCGAGAGAGCCTGACCGATTGTCCCGATTGTTCCGGGTCCGGCGAAGTGGAGAACGATGATGATTGAGACAATTTTCTTCTGTCTGGCAACCGCAGTTTACTTTGAAGCCCGTGGCGAAGACCCAGCCGGGCAGCGGCAGGTGGTTCATGTGATTGAAAATCGGGTGGATCATGGTGCATGGCCGAACGATGCCTGCGCCGTGGTTAAGTATCCAGCCGCATTCAGCTTCTATTCGGACGGGTTGCCTGAGACCATCACCGACAAAGCGGCCTGGGAGACCGCCCAGAAGGCCGTGCGCGATGCGTGGGCCAACCCTTGGGAAAACATGGGCGCGACGCACTACCACGCCTCCTACGTCTCCCCAGGCTGGGCCAAGCGGATGCGCCGCATTGACCAGATTGGGAACCACATTTTCTATTCGGAGGACAGGCGATGAGCATCACAGCCAAAGCATCAGCAATGGCAAACGAAGGCATATCCGCAGAGGACATTGCATCCACGCTCGGAACGACGCCAGCCGTCATCCGGGTTCTGATTGACCGGACCAACAGCAACGGGCGGCATCTTCACATTCGCCTGCCGAATGATGTCTATGATGGAATCCTGGCAACCGCGGTCGAGGCGGAATGCAATGTCAAAACCGTCTGCCAGATGATCTTGATTGAGGAAATTAGGGAGAGAGAAACATGCAATCAGTAAGCCTGGAAAGTTATAGCCGACGCCACGCCGCACCGGCTGGATCGAGCCTAGTCAATGACATCGCCTATTTCGCGCGCGTCAGTAACCCGACCAGCCAGATCAGCGCGTTGAATGACGAAGGGCTGATCAATTACCTCATCCGGCATAAACACTGGAGCCCCTTCGAAATGTGTCACATCACGCTCCAGATTGACACGACAAGAGATATTGGACGCCAGATGCTGCGCCATCGGTCGTTTTCCTTCCAGGAATTTTCCCAGCGGTACTCTGCCACCGAAACCAACGGTGATCGCCGCGAGGCACGGTTGCAAGATCACGTCAATCGTCAGAACAGTTTGGAGACCGACGACGAAGGCCTCATCCAATGGTGGAACGACGTCCAGGACAGTCTGATGGCATCGACCTTCGATGCATACGATGCGGGCTTGAGGCGCGGGCTGGCGAAGGAGGTCGCACGCGCCATCTTGCCAGAAGGCCTGACCTGGACTCGGCTCTATATGAGTGGCTCAGTGCGGTCTTGGATACACTACATTGAACTCCGCACCGACCCGTCAACCCAGAAGGAACATCGCGATCTGGCCCGCACGGCTGCTCTGGCCATTCGCCCAATCTTTCCCTTGATTGATGAGTTCGTCCAATGAATGTCGAAGTTGAACCGCTCAATGATCGCCCAGGCTTCGTCCGCCTGACAATCCGAAACGCTGAAACCATTGGGGCAAACGGAGCGACAATCCTGCAAGACGCGTCCACCGTGCTGCCTTGGGCTATCGCCTCGCTCATCATCCCGAAAATCCATGCCGCCAGCGTGGTCGCACACCGGGCAGAGAATGAGGCGAAAGATGCCGAGATTGCAGCAATGAAAAGGTCAAAATTATGAGGGAACGCAACCGATTTTCTAGCCAGATGGCGCGGATCAGAGCAACCCAATTTGGGACGCCCTTGCACAAAGCACTGATTCAAGCGACGGAGGAGGTCACCGGGCGCGATGACTTTGTTTCTGGGACCAAACACACCCCAGTCGCCCATGCGCGTCAGGCGCTTATGTGCGCAGCCCGACTTTGCGAAGTGACCCTGGAGCAGTGCGCCTTGTTCGCCGGTCTTTACGATCACACCTCGGCATCTCATGCAATTCGAAAGATGCAAAGCGACGACAAACTCAAAGCCGACGCCGAGGCCATATTTGAGAAGGCGCAGGCTATGCTGGGCAAGCGCGAGGCAAAATTTGCTGACGGCATCGACGCAATGGTGTCCGCAATCAAGGAAACCGTTGGGGCATCAGAGCCGCCGCCCAAGATGCCGGCCCCCAAGCCGAAGCCGAAAAACTTGAGGCCTGATGTCGAGGCGCTGCGGCGAAAACCTTGGGAGGAGGACACGCCGGAGGGCCGCGAGATAGCTAGGAAGCGAGAGATGCACTATGGGTAGGATTGAACACATCGGCGACGCCACGCTGTATCTGGGCGATTGCACGGACATCATGCCGACGCTTGCGCCGTTTGATGCGGTTGTAACTGATCCGCCGTATGGGATTGGCCGCGACGGCAAACCACCGTCAACATCATCACACGGCGGCCATAAGGGGTATAGCTTTAAGGGCTGGGATTTGCGCCGCCCAGAAAAGGCGTTACATGCAATCGCGGCGCTTGATTGCCCGAAAATAATATGGGGTGGCAACTATTTTGCGGACCTATTGCCAGCAGGTGAAAAATGGCTGTCATGGGATAAAGGGCAACGAATAAGCCAATCAGATTGTGAACTAGCTTATACCAATCTGATTGGCGCGCTTCGCGTCAAGACGTTGAATAGAGTAGAAATTATGCTTGATGGGGCGTGCCATCCAACTCAAAAGCCCGTCGCGCTCATGCTCTGGTGTTTGGGCTTCCTGCCCAAAGCCGAAACCATCCTGGACCCCTTCATGGGCAGCGGAACGACCGGCGTGGCCTGCGCCAAGATAGGCCGCAAGTTCACGGGCATCGAACTTGATGAAGGCTATTTTGACATCGCCTGTCGTCGCATTGAGGAGGCTTACGCGCAACCGGATATGTTCGTTGAGCTGCCCAAGCCTGCAAAGCAGGAGGCGCTCGAACTATAGTCCAATTAGGACAGTTCGAAATGCGGCCCATCCAGGAACGGGCGACGGCCTTCAGAGCGCCTCAGATCAATGTAGGCGTCTTGCGCCTCGTCCATGCCGCCTTCATGCAGCCGGATGTCCCTGACCTGCCACGCACCGCCCCAGCGGATTGAGACGCCGGTTTCAATCGCTGCTTGGCGGACTGCGTCGGCAATCTTGCAATAGATGGCCATCTCCCACGACACATGGGCGTCCAGATAGCCCACTAAGTCCACCGCATCGCCGCTCAAATGTTTTGACTTCATCGTCTGGCTCGCGCCTTGGCTAACCAGCAGCTTCTGCCGCTCCAGCGTCCGCTTGCCTTCGCTCACACCGAAGTCGATTGGACTTAATTCCAACGCTCGTTTAACGGTGTCGGCCAAGTCCGGCTTGACGCCTGACAGCCGCTCTCTGGAGCGTGAGGATAGAACCCAGTTGTGGCTCATTTTGAAACGCCTTTGTGCTTTTCGAAAGTCCGCAAACCGCCCAGGCCAAGCATTCCCAACAGCACCGTCATCAGCGTGTCCATGTCAAACACCGGCAGGGCGACCAGAGAGACGCCAGCGACCGTCATTGCGAACGCAGCGAGCGGCTGCACAATGAAGTGATAGGCAAGCGCCACACCGCAGGTCCAGCCGACGAATGGACGCCAGCCAGCGACGAACGCCGATCTTGATGCCGCTTCGGTCTTGTTGATCTCCAACTGGCCTTTGGCCAATTCCTGCGCGTGTCGTTCGCCCATCGTGGCGATCTCGTGCGCCAGTTTGTTGCGCTCATCGGCGTCAGGAATGAACTTGTCCAGCAGGCTTGTTACCGGCCCGATTAAAGCTGAGAGCATCTTAATCTCCTACTTGTCGCCTTTGGTCGATCGGAGGATGGCGTCCACTATGCATGGATAACAGTTTCGAGACTGACCCATGCAGACCAGAGATTTCACCCTGCATCGTGGCTAGCTCTCTGGCCCTAGCTTCCATCTTATCTGGAGCCAGCATGCCGGACAAAACGCCCAGCTTTTGGTTGGCCACTTCCATGTGA